CATAAATTGCGTTCCAAACAGTAGTTGTAATCATTTTAATAAACTGCCAAGCAACATCTATTATGGCTGTAATTATATTCACAAAAGTTCCAACGATTGATGATATGATTGACCAAGCACTCAAAAATATAGCTTTTATTACTTCCCATATAAAAGTAAATCCATTTTTCACACCCTCCCAAACATTCATGATAAAATCTGCTATTCCCTCAACTATTGGAAGCACAACAGATTTGATTGATTCCCAAACAGTGGTTATTATTGACTTGATACTATTCCAAATTTTATCCCAGTTTTTCCATAAAGCAATCCCTATAGCTGTCAGTGCCATTACAGCAGCAACAATTCCCATAATTATCCAAGTAATTTTAGAAGCAGACACAATTGCATTAACAAACATCATAGCTGTCCCAATTCCCATTAGAGCAGGACCAATAGCAACAAGAGCTCCCGCTACTCCAAGAATAACTTTCTGCCATCCCGGATCAAGTTCCTTAAACCAATTAATAACCGTGCCAAGTTTTTCTTCTAGTTTCTCCAGTGCTGGAATTACATAATCTCTTATAATAGGAGTAAGCAGATCACCAAGTTCAATCCCCAAATCAGTTATTTTGTTTTTTAGTATTTCAATCTGTGATTCAGTAGTTTTATATCTTTTGTTTGCTTCTTCTGTTAATGCAGTATTGTCTTTCCATGCCTCTGTTCCCATTTCCAACGATTCCTTAAAAACATCACTCGCACCGGAAGCACGCAAAAGTGCGTCCCTTAATCTTATCTCTGTAATTCCCATATCGTCCAAAACCTTAATCGCACTAATTCCTCTCTCTTCTGACTTCCCAAGTCCTTCTATAAATGCAATCAGAGCACCGCCTGCATCTTCCCTAAACGCTTTCTGAAACTGAGAAGCACTCATTCCAGCTACTTTTGCAAAGTTCTGTAAATCTTTATTTCCAGTTTCAACTGCTAATTGCATACTTACCATCAACCTTGAGAAGGCAGAACCTCCAGCATCTGCTTCAATTCCAACAGAAGATAATGCTCCAGCCAATCCCATAATCTGTGCTTCAGTAAGTCCAATCTGTTTTCCAGCACCAGCTAATCTTAATCCCATTTCAACTATTTCTGCTTCAGTCGTGGCAAAGTTGTTACCTAGTTCTACAATAACCGAACCCAATTTATCAAAATCATCTTGCGACATTCTTGTAATGTTTGCAAATCTCGCAAGTGCAGTAGCAGCTTGATCTGCACTTAGATTAGTAGATTCTCCCAAGTCAATCATTGTCTTCGTAAAACTAAGAATACTTTTAGTTTTTATGCCAAGCTGTCCCGCTGCTTCTCCTACTTTTGCAATTTCACTTGCTGAAGCTGGCATTTGCTTTGCCATCTCACGCATTTCTTTTGATAATTTTTGAAACTCTTCCTCAGTAGCATCTACTGTTTTTCTTACACCGGCAAAAGCACTCTCAAAATTAATAGAAGATTTTACAGAAGCTGCTCCTGCTGCAACAATAGGAGCAGTTGCCAAAGACATTTGCGCACCGATACCAACAAGTTCTTTTCCAACTTTCTGAAAACTTTTTGATACATTACTAAAAACTTTGCCAGTATTATCTACCGCTCCTATTACTATTTGTAGCTCTGCTGATGTTGCCATGAAGTTCTTCTAATACAAAATATATGTCTCTTATGAAATTAAGACGTTGAGAGTTGAATTCCTGTTCGGTCCACTTCATCAAAACACAGACCGTCGCTTTCATTTTGTTAAAATCTTTTATTTTTTTTTATCAGTATTCTTCCCCGCAAACGAGGTCTGATTGATAACATCAATTATATCATTGATGTTCAGTCTTTTAACATTGTCAATCGTTATCGGCAGAACCTCTCCTTTGTCGTCTGTTAGATTCCAGCTTTCAATCATTCTACTAAAAACTCTTAATACCATTTCTACCTCGCTTATATCTTTTGCATATACATATTCAAAATCTCCAGCCAAAAGCCCGTCTCTAACAACAACTTCGCTCTCAGGAATTGATTTTAACGGCAACTTCAATGTCTTTCTTGTGTCTTCTAATTTAGGCATACTTTATGATGCGTGGTTATAGTTTGCTGTTTCGTTGACAAGAGTAATATCAATCGCTTTTGCTACTCCTTCAGAGCCGTCATAGTGAGCAGTTAATTCCACACTCTCCCCAACTATATCATCAATCGGTCTGTCTGGCGTCCAAGTCTCGAAACTGACCTTTGGAAGATCTATTACTAACTTCGGATGAGACGATGTCCCGATAGTTTTATCAGTCCTTTCAATTTCAACTCTCAATGCTTTGTAAAGCCCTGCTGTAAAGTAATCCCTGTTTGTCTTGTAGTAGAAGCTCATTTCCGCTGTTTCTAAGTCCTCAGTTGTGCTCGTTGCTACTTTTCCGTCTGCAACACTTGATATAATGTGCACGTGATATTCTCCGGAAGTCCAAGTCCAGGGAAGTATCGCTGTGTTATATCCAACCGCAATATCAGCATTCTTAATCACTTGCAATGCCACAAGATTATTTTCGCTATCGTGAACAATCACTGTCCAATCTCCTGTTCCTTTTGCCGTTGCTTTAAATACAATCTTTGTCTGATATTTCTTTGTAGGAGTGAATGTTTGTTTGTCTGTTGCATCCTCACTAACTGCTGTTTTAAGAGTATATTCTTTTCCAGTTCCTCCTATCTTCTGGTCAAGATTCTCAAAGTAATCTGCCTTCATTGTTGCTTTGATTGACTGCACCAAAGCAATCACATTCCCGGGATTCAACTCCCCAATATTCTGATTAACTCTTGCTGAGTTTTCAATCGACAAACTAAATTCTTTTAAGCTCATCGCAGCTGCGGAGTCCAAATCATCATAACTGTCAGCCATTTTAACTTTTACATCTCGATTTCTAAAATAGTAATCATTGTCTGCAAATGAGACTGTAAAAGGGCTTCCTTCTTTTTCCTCTTCCTTTGCCGCTATAAAACTAACTGTTGCATTTACTAAATCGTCTAATATTCCGGATTCTGAGTCAGGACTTCGAACTTGTGGGAATAAACTTCCCCTGTCTCAGTTTCAGTTGTCGTGCACTTCCCAAGCAAGCTCTTTAGCAAATAGCCAAGTGAATTGCATCGGACATTAAACTCCAAATCTCCCTCTGCTCTCTTCTGGACTATTTCCGACCCTTCACTCTCAATTGAAGTTGCTCTTGTTTCTTTTAACAAAGCCTTTTCTACTACTGGAGCAATACCAGTTGGCGTTCTTCCTGGAATCCAAGCCTGCGGAACAACTATTGTTCCTCTTGCTGCTGGATTTTCCATTCCAACACCTATGTTTATATCTTCTCCTCTTTGATAAGGCATAAATTTATTTCTCTTCTAACTTTTTAAGCGCTTCTTCAAGCGTCTTTGCTTTAATCGACCTTTGTTGAAGAGGAAAGTTCCAAACTGGCAAATCCTCTTCTTTTATCTTTTTTGGCTTTTCAGCCTCTTTTTTTTGTTTTCTCATACTAAGTTGTTTCCACGATAACATCACAATTCAATGTCATCGTGGCTAATCTTACAGCTCCGCCCTGAAACTCCCCATAAGTCCATACTGACGGAACTGGTCTAATATGCAATAGCCCATCGACCTCAAGGGCATTTTCTCTGTCAAATAAATCTATCAGCTCGTCAACCGCACCGTCCAGCAGCTTCTCAACGTCCGTCTCATTCTCATTTTCCAAGCTCTGCATTAAGAAAACCCTGAATACAAACAATCTATGCCTTCCTCCCGCCGTGTTCTGATAACTACTTTCTAAATTGTCTGGCAATACAAATGAAGTTGGCATTGTGCTAATATCTGCCGGAGAATAACAAGCCTCTCCTATATTCTTAATTGTCCCATTTTCAATACTATCATTGATTTTTTGTATTATCGCTTCTCTTAATGCTTTAAAACCTGTCATATTATTGTGCTAATTGCTTTGTTATATTTTCTATTGCTCTTTGGAAGATCTCCTGAACCTCTGATTCTGCATTCTTTGCTCCCCTTTCCATAAATGGATTTCCTTTGAACCCCGGATGGTGAACTATTTTTACTGGATGCTCTGCCCCCTTCCAGTATAAAGCCTTCTTTTTCAATGGTCTTATTATATGTGATTTTGTTCCTTCGTGAACATACACGCCATACTCAGCCTTAGATTCAACTATTCCCCTAAATGGCTCAACCGTAAATACTATCATTCTTCTTAGATTTCCTGTTTTTACCGGTGCTTCTTTTCTTGCTTCTCCCTGAACCTTGATTGTAGCCAAGTTCAACGCTTGCTGAACCTCTCTTCCTACTATCTCCGGTGCCCTCTGAAAAGCATTCTGCAACCTCTCTAATCCTTCAACTTTGATGTCAAACTGAATGTTTCCTTTTCCTTTTTCTACCATAATATTTTATAATTTATTATAATTTTTACTTTTGAATTTTGTTTGCAAGTATTTCCAAGTGGTCTAAATTATTACTTCCCTCATATTTCTTTATTCCCTTAACATCATAATCCTCCCCGTCAATTATCAGTTTGTCAGTTTCTTTTATATCTGCTCCTACCCTTGCAAATACTTGGTATGACTGCCCGAATATTCCCTGTTCATTTGCTATTGCCGTCATTTCATCACTCAAAGGAATAACAAATACATTCTCAGTTCCAACCTCCTGCCATTCTTTGATGTTTGAATTCTCACTTTTCTTCTGCAGTCTTTTAATTATTATTGTCTTGTTTGTTTTCATTTTAGATTGTTTTTCTTTTTATCCAACTAATATCCTTTTATATCTGTTAATTATCTCTTTTGCCTGCTCAAAATCATTCCACTGCTTTTCTGTCCTGTATGAAACCGAATAACTCCCATAGCTCTCTGACTGAACCTGATTTTTGAAAAGATAGTTATTTATAATTCCAACTACGAGCACTGTTGCTGCAAGTTTAATTTCTGCCGGGCACTCCTCTGAATATCCCCACTTTGCCTTCACGCTTACATTTTGCTTTCCAGAAGGAAAACCCGCCTCCCTCTCAATCCAAGTAATAGGAAGTGAGTTTGCTGGATAGGCAACGTAATCTTCAATCACCTCTCCGTTTACTTTTACCTCCTCAATCTCAATGCAATCATCAATGAACAACTTGTCATTTCCGCTCCCGTCATATTTCCTTTCACTTGCTTCTGTATCAGCAATGAAAACCCTTCCCGCCGGATAAGCAACATAATCCTCAACAACCTCCCCGTTAACTTTCACTTCCTCAATCTCAATGCAATCATCAATGAACAACTTGTCATTTCCGCTCCCGTCATATTTCCTTTCACTTGCTTCTGTATCAGCAATGAAAACCCTTCCCGTCTCCTTCTCAATGTAGTTCTCAACACTGTCAATCCACCCCTCAATCTGAGGAATGAGGTCTGCCGAGAAATAGCTCACAAGATCTTCTGTTGTTATGTATTTTGGCATATTATTTTTTTGCTCTTTTAACT